GTATCTGCCACTGGTCCTCCCGTATAACCACATTCCGCTCCGCGATATTTCCACACGCAATAGTTTTGAGTGATAACACGCTTCGGCAAGCGCAGTCCCTCAAGGTCAATTGGACTTGCAAGTTGAAACGTCACATATAGATTTGTTTCTGCCGTTTTGCGTTCAATGTAAAAGAGGTCACTTGGGAAATAGCTATCAAGATTAGTGGAGCCTCCGCCAGGAAGGTATTTATACAATGTGCGCCGACGATAAACTTTTGCTCCCACCAAATCATCCAAGTCGTTAATTACTTGAGAGAATGTGCCAAAAATGTTGGAAACAGTCAGTTCTGGCGTGGGAATTTGCCCTTTCGTAGATTTATCAAAGCCCGCTGCCTGAATTGGCAGCGGCTCATAAGTGACTAAGCTCGCATCACTATCAGACCTTCGCCATCGAATTTTTGAATCATCACGCATTGTTTCGGCAGTGAAATAGAAGCTCGTATCACCACCACTAACAATTCCAGAAATGTCAAGTTCGTACATTTCAACGATGGCATCATGCCACGTTGCTGCACATCGTCTCATAGTCATGACCGATATCAGCATACTGCGAACAGAAAATGAAATAATATGGAATTGGGACCAATGCGTTCCCATGTCCATTCATTTGGATCTAGGCGATATTTAAACTCATCGTCATCCTGGGGGAATTGTGCATAAAAGAAATCCCCCTCGAGATCATGAAAGAAATCATCATAAGTTTGAGCCTCCACGTCTGTCAAAGGACGAGTGCGTAAATCATATCGCCGAAATCCAGATCGAATGCCATCAGGCGTCACCTGTTCGTAGCCATCACCAAGACGGAAACGACGAAGACGACGCCCCCTGAGGCGCGTCGTCCCATATTCAAAGATTTGGTCTGCGTCAGTGCCAGTGAATAGCGTTGGCTGAGCCATAATTATTGCCTAGAAGAATAAATGATGCCGCCAGGGCGAGTTTCTCGCATGATAACTTCTTTAACGGCTCCTTCAATGTTTTTGGCGAGTTGATTCCCTTGATTGCCTTTCATCGAGGAGCTTGCTTGGCCGTTGTTGACGTTGACGACAATGCTGGTAGCGATGTCGCCGCCTGCGCCGCCTCCCAGATCCACTGGAATGCTCTTGCCGTTGGGGAGGGGCACCACTGCCTCGTTAAAGCGCCCTTCGCCTATAAGGCCCAGCGTGGGGCCTGTGACGACGCCGCCAGTCGCAAAGCCCTTGGCCAAAGATGCGCCCATGTTGAAGCCAGCATCAGTGGCTTGACCAGCGGTCATGGCTGCGCCACCAGAAGAGGTGAGAGTAGAACTTCCAAGGAACAAACTTCCGGTAAGGCCAATGGCCTTCATGAATAGCCATTCAGTGACAAGCCTCGCGGCCATGTCCGCAAAAGATTTTCCAATGTTCGCAAATGATTGAGCCAAAGACTCCTGAGCCGATGCAGAGCCAGTAATCATTTCGCTGAATGTTGAAGAAAACGCATCTTTGACGCTAAGCACATTCGCCTTCAAATCTTCCATCACCATTGCAGCCTCTTCAAGCTTGGCAAGATCTTCAATTTGACTTGGTGCATAGCCTTCTTGGCGAAGTCTTTCCCGAATCTCTTGGCCGGGAGTGATAGCAAATGCCATGGACAAGCGATTTCGTCCAGTTTGCATTGCTTCTGTAAATTTTTTCTCTTGTTCTCGCAACTTTATGGCAGCCTCTTTTTCCGAATTCACCGCATCTTGCTGCCTAGCCAATTCCCTTAATATATTGGCTTCCTTTTGGTAACCATCAATTGCCTGCTTGTTAAGACCGTCAAGTTGCATTTTGATAAATGCTTCCGCTTTCTCGATTGCAGACAGCTTTTCTCTCCCCTTACTCAGCGCTTCAATTTCCAGCCTCGTCTTGGCTATAGATTCGCGCTCTGCTTCAATTGCCTGCCGCAAAGGCGCAAGCACAGTCTCGGAATAGCGACGCTCTGCTATCTCTTCCTCTCTTTGCAAGGAATCCTCTAAATCTTTTATATATTGCGCTCTTTTATCAATCCTGTACTCTTCTGCTTCCGAAAGTTTTTGATGATATCTAAAAACAGCACTAGCACGTTCAGCCTCAAACAGAGCTTGTGCAATTTGAATGTCCTTTGCTCTTTTGCTTAAGGAGGAATCTTGCTCAATTGCGAATTTCCTAATTTCAAATTGATCTCGATAAATTTGCTCAAGATTGGTAGTGTAGTCCCGAAGTTCTTTCGCCTTCCTGCTCCTGCCAGCCCCTCCTCCGCCGCCTCCCGTCAAGGCAGACAAGTCAAGACCAGCCCCGGCACCACCAAACGTGAAATTATCTTCGCCCTCCAAAGCTGCAAGAGCAGCTTCTCCTCCCATGCCACTAAACTGACTTTGCAGAGTGGCACGTCGCTCTTTCAGTCGCCTTTGAGAACGCCTGTCAGATGTTGCAAGAATTTGCGCATCAAGTTTTTCAATTTGAGCCTTAACTTCCGCCACGCCAACAAGATTAAACATGTTGCGGATGCCAAACGTGAGATTTTTAAAGAATTTCGCAATCTCTATTCCAACCTTGGCAAGAAGCTTCAAAAATCCTCCAAGCACTTCTCCCACTCGGACAAAAGCCTTCGCCCAAATTGTCACATATTCAGTCAAAAATGCCTTATTTTCTTGCAGGAAATCGTTAATCCCATTAATCGAATCAGCGAGAAAATCTTGAATGATTGCGCCCGCAGGCCCCAATGCAGCGCCAACAGAGCGCTGCATTTCCTCGAAAGCAAGTCCCAATCGACGTCCAGCATACTCCGGCGCCGTGGCTAATTGTTCGCTAAATCTTGCGTAATCTTCATAATTTTCTTCAGCAAATTTAACAAATTCTTTAATGCCAACTTCTCCCTTCTTTAACGCATCTTGCAGTTGTTCAAAGCTCATATTGTTTGCTTGTGCAAATTTCACCACAGCGCCAGGAAATCTTTCGCCCAACTGCCCTCTCAATTCTTCCGCCTGTACGCTGCCTTTGCTGAAAATCTGCACAACGGCACGCATGGCTCCATCCACATCCTCCAGCGAACCGCCAGTGGAAGACACTGCCAACGCCACGCCTTCCATGATTCTTCCAGTTTCTTCAACTGAAAGATTGTATTGCTTAGTGTTGACTCTTAATTGAGAAAAATATTTGTAAGTCTGTTCCAGAGGAAGTAGCAATTTTTCGCTGCTTTTGCGCACTTGCTCTTCAGAAGCGGCAAAATCTTCTGCATCTTTTGCAGCCATTGCCAAGCCACGCCTCATCCGCTGAAGACCCGCCGCTTGATCAGCCAAGCTCGCCAATCCTCGTCCCAGTTGATCAATCGTTTGCCCAACTGCAGCTCCGGCAAACGCCCCTGCGGGACCAGCAGCCAAGCCTCCAACAACGCCTCCAAATGCCCCGCCAGCGCCGCCAAGACCGCCGCCATACAACAATGCCCCACCAGCGGCGCCAGCCCTACTAGCAGCGGAAGGACCAGGAGCACCTTTTCTTATTAATCTTCGTGATTTGACGCTCAAGCTTGCGAGCCTCTCTATTAAACTCTTGCCATTTCGTTGTATTAGGCGCAATTTGACGCGCCTTGTCTCGAATAGCACCAAGCCTTCTTTCAAGCGATGCAAGAGAACGAGGGTCAAATAGTTGAGACGAAGGAGCCATGCCTGGCTGAGGCACATTCCCAAACCCTCTGGAAATGTTCTCCATCTCAGCGAGAGCCTTGCCCCATGAGGTGCGAAGATTCAGCGCTTGCGCTTTGCTAGTAGCAGTGAAGTTGGCAGATATATCCTCCATCTGCCCAAAGGCTTTCGCCCATGAGCTTTTAATATTAGTGGCAACTAAAGATGCAGTGCGATTATATTCATCTCCAAAAGCTTTAATAGCGCTTTTGGCTTGCTTAATGTCACGAGTGAGTTCGTCAATCGCTCGTGCCGACTCAAGGAAATCTTCGCTTCCTATTTCCGCCTTTTTGAATTCCTTAGAGACGGCCTCCAAGGCCGTCTCCATTGAATTAATTTGACGCCCGACAAGACGAGCATTAGTCGAAAAATTAAGGGCAATATTTTGATTGGCCATTATCTTGCCTCCTTATCAATAATGCTCTGTCCCACTTCGCCAATGTTTTCAATTGTCCCACTCGTCCATGGTCTTGCTGGCATTCGATTACCACCCTTGCTTGTATATCCATCATGGACATACTCTGCGTAGTCTCTACTATCTCCTCCCGTCCATTCAAATTCAACATTCCTCACACCCATGTCAGTGCGACGCTGGCTTTGCATGAGCCCGCCAAGATCAACAATGTCACGAGCGCTGCCAGGAGGCACGACTTCGCCATTGCGCCTAAAAGTGCGATTTGGCCAACCTTCTCCCCAAACACGCTCCGTAAATTGCTGCTGAAAATCCACTTCCGCCCAATCCATCAATTGCCTAAAAGTGCGCACACTAATGCCATTAAGCTTCTGAAGATTCTGCCCTTCAAAAGCTTTAATATTAGCTCCAAATAAATTCTGCACTGTTTTCTCCAACCCAGTCAAAGAGTTCAAAAGACTACCAATCTTTTGATCGTTATTAAATGGCTGGCTTTCAAAACGTACAGAATAAGGCATTTACAAGAAAACCGCTAAGAAACAATCTAGCACTTTTCAATGTTAGCCATTAAGCTCCGCTCCTATCATGGCAACCACGGGAGAAGGCATCTTTTTATGCGCCAATGCCCAACGCAGCGCTTTTTGCGTGGCCTTCGATAATCTATCATCACTCGCTGGACGTTCAAATGGCAAGAAGTCTTCCAGCTTTCCTTTAGCCTGCCTTCCTCCTAATGCCCCCAAAACCAACATCCCAAGCTTTGCCGTAGACACGCTTTCAGCATTGATCAATTGCTGCTTCATCTGTTCGCATTGCTCAACCACGTCCATTAAAAATACAACTGGCAATTTGCCGAAATTATCAGCATGAAACCTAGGGTCAGAAAGCCCAAGTGCCACGACGCGACAATACAAGCTTGTCCAGTCTGTAGACCGAGCTAGAGACTGCTCACACGCAGTTTCCAGTCGATCTAAGACGCTTCCTTTGGGGCATCTTCCTCCTCTTCCTCTTCTTCTTGATCACTGCTCACCGCCAAATCCTCACGCACCATAAAGCTCTCCACATCAGAGAGCAATGTGGAGGTAAGCATTTTGGTGTCGCCATTGTCCCAATCTTCTGTGCGTTGCCATTTCTTCCCGACAAGCACTTCTCCCCTGTTTTTGAAAAACAACGTGACAAGCTCTTCCATTTGCTCTCTGTTAGAAGGCAATGCAGACATCACTTGCGCAACTT